TAGATGACCACAAAGACTTCGTTGAGCATCGCTCCAGTTATGATGATCTGTATCGTGACTTGGATGAGGTGCTTGAACGATATGATGACCTTGTCTTCCCTCACGAGAAAGTAGCCGCCTTAGAAACTATAAAGGCAGTAGTTATTTTCTCTGAGTGCGTTGACTTGGAATAACCACCACCCCGGAGAGCAAAATGAACGAAGATATGATGATCGCCTTGGGCGATGACGCAGAAGCTTTGCTGAAAAGCAATCACTTCAACAATGTAATCAACGCACTTGTTGAGAGTACCTTTCAGACGTTTGTGAATACAGACCCTGAAGATGCCTCAGCTCGTGAGCGTTGTTACGCAAGCTATCGTGCATTCGTGGACGTTACTAACACACTACGCCAGCAAATATCGGTGCGTGATGAGATTAACGCCAAGAATGAAGAAGCTAACAACACTGGTAACAACAACCAAGAGGATTAAAGCACCATGTCTGATGATAACGTGCCTACTCAAGAAAGAACCGCACTCGATACCGATGATGCGGCAGATGCCCTTTTAGCTAAGTGGTCGGACGATGAGAATCTATCTGACGAAAGTGACGAGGCGACAGTTGAAGACTCAGGTGTTGAGACTCCTGATGAAGAACTGACTGAAGAAGAAACGGAAGTAGAAGTCGAAGAAGATGATGAAGACCTTGCAGAAGAGGATTCACCAGAAGAAGATGATGACGATGAAGTCGAAGAAGATGAAAGCGAAGAAGTAGAGCTTTCCGATGACACTTCAATTGATATCGTAGTCGATGGTGAAACCAAGCAAGCATCTATCAAAAACCTTAAGCGATTATACGGCCAAGAAGCTTCACTAACTCGCAAGTCTCAAGAACTCGCTACCCAGCGAAAACAAGCCGAAGATGCCATTGGTAAATCTGATGTCGTCCTCCGGAAGATGCTAGAGAAAGCGGAAGAGCGTTTTAAGCCATACGAAGATGTCGATATGCTGGTTGCCAGCAAGACGATGACTGATGATGACTTTGCACTCTTACGCAAAGAAGCGCAGCAAGCAGAACAAGACCTTAAGTTCCTCCGAGAAGAAGCGGATCAGTTCTACGGCACTCTTCAGCAGCAGAATAAAGCTGCAATACAAGAGCAAGCCAAGGAATGCGTCCAAGTCTTACAAGAGAAGATGCCTGATTGGTCTAACAAACTGTATGACGATATTCGAGCGTATGCCATATCCACTGGTTTACCTGAAGAGAACGTCAATCAGATTGTGGACCCGAATGTCATCATGACCTTGAACAAGGCGCGTCTATATGACGAGGGCAAGAAGGTTGCGACTGTTAAGCGCAAGAAAGCATCTAAAACCGTGAAGTCTAATAAGGCTCCTGCATCGTCTAAGTCTAATAAGGCTCAGAAGATGCAGAAAGCTCAAAAGGCTCTCCGGGCTTCTGGTGGAAATGACTTTGATGATATCGCTTCTGTAATCATGGGTCGCTGGGAAGAATAAAACCATCTTAATTTAAAAGAGAATATATTTATGTCTGCAAGTAATTTTACAACCTACAATCAAGTAGGTAAAAAAGAAGATGTTTCTGAATTAATAACAAACATCGCCCCTTCTGATACTCCTTTTGTATCCTTACTCAAGAACGAGAAAGTTAACGCTCGCACCTATGAGTGGCAAGAAGATGATCTGGCCGATGCTGGTGTTAATGCTTATTCAGAAGGCTCGGATGCTCCTGATGCTGCTCAAACAGCAACTACCTTGCAAAACAACACAACTCAGATTCTTATGAAGAGTGTTAAGGTATCTGGTACTGCTGATGCTGTCTCTACCTACGGCCGTGCGAAGGAAACTGCATACCAGCTTGGTAAGAAACTGAAAGAGATCAAGCGTGATTATGAACGTGCCTGTGTTGGTGCGGATAATGCTATCGAAGTTGGTAATGACTCAACTGCTCGTGAGTTTAAGTCTGCAAGCCAGATGATCACTAACTCTGTTGACGCTGGTGGTGGTGCTGCTGATGCTCTAACTGAAGCCAAACTTCTTGAGTTGGGTCAGGCGTGTTACGTAGCTGGATCAGAACCAACTACGCTCATGATCAAACCTGCTGATGCTTTAGTCGTTGCTGGTTTTGTTAATACCGCTGCTGGTCGTAACCGTGAGATTCAAGAAAGCAAAACCTTGGTTAATGCCATTGAATTGCTGGTGACTCCTTTTGGAGAATATCGTGTTGTAATCAACCGTCACCAAGACATAACTCGCGCTTTCTTAATCGACCCAGCTATGTGGAGTACTACTACTCTGCGTCCTTTCACTCGGACCCTGTTGGCTAAAGATGGCGACAACGACAAGCATTTGATTGTTGGTGAAGTTGGTCTGAAGCACAAATCATTCGCTGCCGATGGAATGATCACTGGCTTAAGCTAATAGCTTTTGACTGAATTAGTACTTCGGAGGGAGCTACAAAGGTTCCGCTCTCCTTCCTTTGCCCTCCGGGGTACTACCTTTTTAAATAGGTTTGCATTTTATGAACAACTTTCAAAGACAACTTTTAAGTGCTGAAAGTAACTTCGTTGATATGGACGAGGATAACTTCACTGTAAAAAGAGAACAAACTATCACTGACTCTTTCATCCAAGATCTAAGAGACAGTCGCCACGCATCGCACGATAGCCGTGAAGGTGAAACCATGCGTGTGGCATCAATCCCTGTAGTCATTCATGAGAAGTGGCTGGCAGAAGGCTTTGATCTATTCAAAGAAAAACACAAGACGGTAGTCGCAAAGCTCAAGGCAGAAGGTCTTGATTACTTCGTTGCTACTAAAAAGCAGCTTTAGGAAACCAATATGAACTATGGTGAGATACGCACTCATTTTAATGAGCTACTGAACCGAACAGATATCACCCCTGCATTGACTACCAAGTTCATCGAGCAGGGGTTACAGAGAGTAACAAGAACACTCAGAGTTCCTGCGATGGAACACCTTGAGAGTTACTCAATGCACTCGTCAGGTACTTCCGAGCTGTCTATACCCAACAAGTTTCTTGAGACAATCGATATGTACCACTCAGATGGTAACATCATTAATCGAGTGCCTATGTCTAAGATGGCAGCACTACGCGCCAAAACTTCATATAGTGAACCAAGGTTCTACACCAGACAGCAGGGGAAGTTTCTTCTGTATCCGTATCCCAAGTCAGGCACTATCACCCTGAACTTTTACGGAGAGTTTGAACCCTTGTATGACAACGGTTCAACATATGTATCAGCTAATGATGATACCAACGAAACAACACTAACCAAAGTAGCTCCTGACTTACTTATCTATGCAGGCTTAACTTATGCCGCCTTGTATTACCTCGATGAGCGTGAAGTGGCTTTTGAAGAGAAGTACCAGATATTATTCACTGAGATCCAAGCACAGGCCGATGACCAAGAGGTCAACGGTGGGACTCAAGTAATCAGCCAAGCATACTATTATGAGGACTAACAGATGAGTACTAGCTTTTTCGTAAACAATGGTGGAAGTACCGCAGCTAGAGATACTATCGAAGGACAGGTGGCGGCCGCGACCACTGCAAAAGAAGATGCAGTGAAGGTTACCAACACCGCTTATAATGCTCAGTACACATTGAGTGACGGTACTACTGGATATTCAGCTAATCATTACAGCCAAAACTCTGCTTCTATTTCTGCCACAGTTAATACTAATATGCTTGAAACAGGGAATTTTAGAAGCGAGGCTTTAGAGCATCGCAACCGATCTGAAGGCTTTAAAGATGAAGCCCAAAGCTTCAAGAATGATGCTGAATCATATAAAAACCAAGCAGAATCATATAAAAACCAAGCAGAGGCTGCGACTTCTAACCTCGTAAACCTGGTAGGTAATGAAAGCATTACCGGTAATAAAACCTTTACGGGTGACATTATCGCATCTGGCGGTATCAAGCTTGGTGGCACTGCGGCGGCTAATGAGCTGGATGATTATGAGACGGGGACTTGGACGCCTTATTTGGCACGTTGGACTGGTGGTAATATAAGTGCAACTTATACGACACAAAATGGTAGGTACACTAAAATAGGTAGAATGGTTACTCTTAGTTTTGATATAAATACTTCTGCTATTCATGGTCAAGGAAGCAGCATAGCTTACATAGCTGGCGCACCATTCAATAATTCATCAAGTGTAAATTATCAATTTGCAGGAACTTTTGGTATCCGTACTTCTATTCCTCAAGCTACAATCGCAACTTCATGTATTAAGCACAATCAAAATAGTTCTATTATGATTAGGCAAAATAATGACTTTGATGAAAACTATGATGATGCTTTTATAGCAGGAATTATAAGAGGCTCTATAACATATGAACACGGTTAACACCTCTGTTGGATAGCAGGGTAGTCAGGTGGCAACAACGCCACGATAAACACAGGAAACCATCATGGCACTTACAGAAGAAACAGTACAAGACAAGATCGAGATCGTAGGCGAGTTCAAAATGATACAGGTCAGAACAGCCACGGTCATCAAACGCGACAGCGTAGAGATCAGCCGTTCGTTCCACAGGCACGCTGTAGCACCAGACGCCGACATATCAGGTGAGACTACTGAAGTACAAGCTATAGCAGCCACAGTTCACACCCAAGCTATCAAGGACGCATACGCAGCTCATCTCGCTTATCAAGTTTAGAAGCACCACCAAAAGTAATTCATTTTATTAACTCATTTTATTACGCTTATAGGAATTTAACCAATGGCAAACTTAGTTGCGGGTCACCCGTTCAAACCAGCGATGGGCGATGG